TGGCCTGGTGGTGATTCCACAAGCACAGAACATTGGGTTTGCACCTTGGTCTGCTGTGGTTAGTAGAGAGAAACCAGAACTCGAAGTTTCTCGTACTCACATTGTATATGTCGCTGAAGTAGAACATAACATCAGAGAGAAGTATGACTCTATCTACGGTAGTAAACTGGTAACACCTGAACCCAAGGGTTTGATTCTCCAATGAGTTATTTCCAATTCGCTAAGAACTACTATTATGCCAATGGTGAGGATGGTATCACAGAACAACTATTCAAAGACCTCAACATCAATGATGGTGTAGTGTGTGAGTTTGGTGCATGGGATGGGTTTGATGATAGTAACACGGCATACTTCTGGTTTACTAAAGACTTCTCAGCCATTCTGATTGAAGGTCTGGAGAGTAGGTTTGATCAACTGGTACGTGGTACTAAAGGATTTGATGTAACCTGTATCAAGAATATGGTACAAGAGTCTGGTGATGATAGTATCGATAACATCCTTGACCGTAGTATGGTTAAGTTGACTGATGATAACTTTGCTTTGATGTCTATTGACATTGATTCCTTTGACTACTATGACTTTGGTAGTATCAAGAAGTATCGTCCTAAGGTTTGTATCGTAGAAACCAGTAGTGGATATACACCAGACAGAGACTTTGTTTCTCGTAATGCTGGTTGTTCTCTGAAGTCTGTAGCAGAACTAGGAGAGACTATTGGATACAAGTGTGTGATTCATACAGGTAATGCATACTTTGTTCGTGATGATCTAGTTCATCTGTTACCAGATTATGATTATAGTTTGGATGCAATCTACAGTTCTCCAGCTGATATTGATTCTAGACAAGGAAAATGAGTGATGTAATATTAGGGGCATACTTTGGAGGACTGGGGGATCAACTCCAGTTCTCTACGCTGCCTGAAGAGTTCTATAAACAACAGGGTAGAGAAACCTACCTGGCAGATGGTAGTAACTTTAGGAACAAAGAGATCTATGATCTGGTATGGGGAGAGAACCCATACATCAAAGGTGTAGTGGAAGGTGAAAGAACAGCAGGAGACCTGGAGAGTATTGAAGTAAAGAACCATACTGGTAATTGGATCAGTAACTGGGAGTACCGCCATGGATTAGAACCAACAAACATTAGACCAAAGATTTATTATGAGCCACTACAAATTGACGGTCTATCCAACACTATACTTGTCGATCTTTCTAGTATCACTATCAATCACAATGATACTGGGTATGGATATAACCTAAAACATGTTCATAAAACTTATATGGATCTCCTACAGAAGTATCCAGATAAGAAGTTTGTAGGTGTGAACTTCAAACAAGATATTGATTCAACCAAGTTCAATCCTGATGTGGATGAAACCATTGATGTAGAATCCATATACCACTACTGTGATCTCATGAGATCTTCTTATGGTATCTGTTGTTTTTATAGTGGTAGTATGGCTCTAGCCGCAGCAATACAAAGATATAATACAGATCTTAAGATCTTGTGCATCACCCCACCTAGCGTGTATAATAGTCCTAGAACCCAAGACCTTGGGATCTTCTATTTTGATTACGTTGATTATCTGGTGACCGAATGAGTAGGATTGTTATTACTGGATGTGGAGGTGGACTCGGTGAAGCCATGATGAATGAGTGTCTGAAACGAGGACACAAAGTATACCCCCACTATCGTAAAGGTGAAGTAGATAAAGCATTCAGTGGTAGACTCACAGGAGATACTGCCGACTTCAACTTCCCTGATAAGTTCGGTGAATACCTAAAGATGAATAACATCGATGTATTCATCAATAACGCAGCCCTGTACATTGGTGGTCCTATTGAGGAAACATCAGATCATCTTATCAAGAGATCCATTGATGTCAATGTAACATCACAGATCCTTCTACTGAAGAAAGCATTCCGTAGGTTCAAATCTATGAAGAGTGGATTGATTATCAATATCAATTCTCTTTCATACCAACAACCTTCGAAGAATGAAACTATATACTGTGCCACCAAATTTGCACTGAAGGGTTTCTCAAAGGCACTTCAGATGGAAGCTATTGGTACAGGTGTAGAAATCATTGATGTTCATCCTGGTGGTATTCAAACAGGCATGACGAGTGGTAGACCCAACTACGATTCGTTGATGACGAGAGAAGATGTTGCCTCACAAGTAGTAAACTTGATTGGTAGAGGTAGCAGTTATACTAATGAAATTATTCTGAGGAAGAGAAATGAAAGCAGCCGTTCTTGAAGAACTGAATCAACCTCTTACACTTAGAGAAGTAGGATTAACTGAACTTAGGTTTGGTCAAGTATTAGTAAAGGTATTGGTAAGTGGATTGTGTGGGGCACAACTACATGAGATCAAAGGACACAAAGGTAACGGAAAGTTTCTACCACACTTGATGGGTCACGAAGGTTGTGGTATCGTTGAAGGTGTAGGTATTGGTGTTACTACGGTTAAACCTGGAGACAAGGTGGTTATGCACTGGCGTCCTGGTTCTGGAGTAGAGTCACCCTTCCCTTCATATACTTTGGATGGTAAGACTATCTCTAGTGGAAAGGTCACTACCCTAAGTGAGTTCTCTATCGTATCTGAAAACCGTGTTACTAAGATTGATTTCAAAACCCCTTCTGTTCTCGCTGCTATGCTTGGCTGTAGTCTTACCACTGCTCTGGGTATTATTGACAATGAGTGTGAACTGAAGTTTGGTGAATCTATTGCTATCATTGGTTGTGGTGGTGTAGGTTTAAACCTTATCCAGGCAGCTAAGATGAAGAGTGCATCACCCATCTACGGTGTGGATGTGAATCAGAATATGTTTGACCTATCAACACAACTTGGTGCTGATTGTTTTGTCTACGATATTGATTATCTTCCATCGAAGTGTGATGTTATCATCGATACTACCGGTATCCCTGATGTAATCTCCAAGGCATTTGAAAGGTTGAATCCTGGTGGTCGTTTGGTATTGGTTGGACAACCTGCACCAGATCGTATTGTATGTCTTCCTAACGCTGTCTCCATGTTTGATGGTAGTGGTAAGTCTATTCGTGCCACACAGGGTGGTAGAACAGATCCTGAGAAGGATATTCCTCGTTATATCAATCTTGCCCTGAAAGGTTTGTTGGATTATGAGACACTACATACTCATACGTTTTCACTTGATGAAGTCAACGAAGCTTTTGATTTGTTGAAGAGTGGAAATGCTGGTAGAATTATGGTGAAGATTAACGAATCATGAAACGACTGGACAAGGAAACAGGCAAAATCATGACAGAATTGAACATCAGTAATCTGGTTCAATGTCTTGAAGCTGAGGTAACTTATCTTACCTGTTGGGATCCCAACGGTAAGAAAACTAAGAAAATTGTATTTGAGTACACTGAAGATGAATGAAGTATTATCAGACAGATCTAAACAAGTGAGGAGGGATGCAATTGATTTATCTCTTGCTAATGGTGGGTACCATTATGGTGGTTCATTCAGTTGTGCCGACATTCTGGTCAACTTGTTTGACAGAGTTATGGATCCGGCTGACAGATTCATCCTTAGTAAGGGTCATGGGTGTTGGGTTTATTACGTTCTACTGCGCGAGTTGGGATTCAATCCACTTCTGGAAGGACACCCACACTATGATCCTTCGAATGGTGTATACTGCACCGCAGGTAGTATGGGTCATGGATTTCCCACTGCTATTGGACAAGCCTTAGCTAGGAGAATGAAAGGTGAACCTGGTAATGTGTATGTTCTCATTGGAGATGGTGAAGCACAAGAAGGAACTACCTGGGAATCACTTCTAATTGCAGGTCATCTGAAACTAGACAACCTGGTTGTGATTGTGGATAGTAATAATATCCAAGGTAGTGGGTATGTGAAAGATATTATGCCTGTGATTGATCCTTTGATTGGTGCAGCACTCAACTCTGGTTGGGTTGTTCATGAGATTGATGGACATGACGATAGTGTATGGGAACAATGGAAGACTCAAGATGGTTACTACATTGGACACAATTCACCCACACTGATTGTGGCTCATACTGTTAAAGGTAAGGGTGTATCGTTTATGGAGAACCAACCTAAGTGGCATTCAAACTGGTTAGGTGGTGATATGTTAGCAAAAGCAAGAGAGGAGTTGTCATGAGAAAGGCATTTGGTGAAACACTGATGAAGTTGGCAGATAAGGATGAACGTATTGTTCTCCTTACTGGTGATGTAGAACAAGAGATGGAACCATTCAAGGAGAAGTATCCTGATAGGTTCTTCAACCTTGGTCTCACTGAACAATCAATCACCAGTATGGCTGCAGGTCTTGCCATTGAAGGTATGAGACCTATTGTGTATTCGATCTCTCCCTTTGTGATTGAACGTCCATACGAACAGGTAAAGATTGATATTGATGAACAGAACCTCCCTGTGATGTTGATTGGTTATTCTGATTATCCCTCACATGGTCCTACTCATCGTCCTCTGAACCCTGAACGATTGGCTCTGGTGTTTAAGAACGTGAAGAGTTTCTTCCCTACTGATCAACAATCAGCCACTAAGGCTATGTTGGATTCGTATATCATGAAGATCCCCTCTATGATCTATCTACATAAAGACGGACTACCTTTCTTCTAATGAGTTTTCTAGATAATATATTGGTATTTGATACTGAGTATACAAAGGTAAGAGTTGGTGATAAGAAGGATGGTGGTTATGTCGTCCTAGAAGAAGTCTCTCTTGATACTGAGACTCTCTACTCCTATGGTGTAGAAACTAACTCTTCCTTTGAGTCTGAGTTTGTGAAAAGATATGACTGTAATGCAGTTCTATTTGATCATACTGTAGACAATGCAGCAGAAGACAATGATAGATTCACCTTTGTGAAGGAGGGTCTATCAGACCACAAACATGATCAGTTTGATTGTCTCCCTAATCACCTGTCTAGATTTGGTGATCCAGATCACAAGACACTCAAGATGGATATCGAGTGGTGTGAATGGGATGTGTTTGAGACACTCTCAGACTTCACCATTGGAGACTTTGATCAGATCCTGTGTGAGATTCACA